ATGCCGATCCCACTGAGCAACGACCGTATCAAGTTCGACGGGACCACCTACACCGTGATTGCCGTCGGCCCATGGAACTACGCCGGCCTGGCGGTTGGCTTCGAGCTGCAGGTGCGCAAGTAATGGCCAATCACATGACCAGCCGCTACGGCGGCCAGAAAGGCAGTTTTGCCGAGAGCCTGGCGGCATTCGCTGAGCAGACAAAGGAAGCCATCGATGACGTGTTCCGCGAGGTGGTGATCGAGATCGGCACTTCGGTCATCCGCCTGTCACCGGTGGACACCGGACGATTTAAGGGCAACTGGCAGTTCACCGTGGGCGCCCCTTCGAATCAGAGCATCGACACCTTCGACAAGGCCGGGCACGAGACCATTGCCACCCTGGTGGCCGAGGTCAGCAAGTTGGAGGCCGGGCAGGTCGCCTACATCGTCAACAACCTGGTGTACGGCGTGCCACTTGAGTACGGGCATTCCGATCAGGCGCCGGCCGGCATGGTGCAAATCACGCTTGCCCGCTTCCAGCAGATCGTCGAAGAAGCCATCAGGAATAACCAGGTATGAGCCACAACATCATTTCAGCGGCTTTTGAGTCGCGCCTGCTGGCCTGGGCCAAGGCTCGAACCAAGCCGCTGAAGGTGGTGGTCGAGAACGAGACCTACACGCCGGCCTCTGGCGAGACGTACCTGCGGGCCTTTACGCTTCCTGCGGTAACCGCCAGCAACACACTGGGCGGCGACCACCACCTGTACGTCGGCGTGTTCCAGGTGAATATAGTGGCACCGTCCGGCAAGTATCGGACCGAGGCCAGCGGAATCGTCGACGAATTGGCCGCTCTGTTTCCCGTAAACCTTCGCATTCCGCGCGCCGGACTGGTAGCCCTGGTGATGACACCGGTAGCGCCCGGGCCTGGCATCACGGACGGCACCACCTACACCGTGCCTGCCTCGTTCCAGTACCGAGCCGACACCAACTGAATTCGCCCGTTGGGCAAACCAAGAACCCGCCATTGAGCGGGTTTTGTCATTTCTGCAAAGAGGAAACAACCAATGGCTTTCAACTTGCCCAACGGCTCCATCATGGAAATCGCATCGGTGTTCAGTGCTGCTGTGCTGGCCACTGCCATCACTAACGCGAACCCAGCAGTGGTAAGCGCGGTAGGTCACAGTCTGGAGGACGGCGACATTCTCGTTGTTACGTCCGGCTGGACACGTCTCAATGATCGCGTTGCCCGCGTGGACGCAGCCTTGACTGACTCGTTCGCGCTGGAGGCAATCAACACCACCAAGACCAATGTCTATACCCCGGGCGCCGGCGTCGGCTCCGTGCGCGCCGTCAGCGCCTGGGCGCAGATTGCTCAAATCACCGAAGTCGCTACCAGCGGGGGCGATCAACAGTTCACCACCTTCGGTTTCCTTGAAGACGACGACGACCGTCAACTGCCAACCACCAAGTCTCCGATCAGCATGACCATCACTGTTGCTGATGATCCGCTGCTGCCGTATGTGCCCGTCTGCGAAGCCGCCGATGAAGACAAGGAGGCGCGCGTGGTCCGACTGAAACTGCCGAACGGCTCCGAGATCTACTACAACGCGTATGTCTCGATCACTTCCACGCCATCGCTGTCCCGCAACAACATCATGACCCGCACCATCACCCTGTCACTGGCTTCGCGCCCGACGCGTTACCAGGCGGCGGTGTAAATCATGGCCAAGATCAAGATCGCGCCAAACCCAACGTTCAAGGCCAAGGTGCAGATACCCCGCGTAGGTGGTGAAGCTGTGGCTGTGGACTTCGAATTCAAGTACCTGGACCGCATTGCGCTGTCGGCACTGTTCGACCGCTGGAACACTGCGCGCGATGCGCACGCCACCAAGGTGCAAGACGAGGGCATGTCCTGGCAGGACGCCACTTCCTCGGAGATCGCGCTGCAGGTCGAACAGCTCAAGGACATTGTCAGCGGCTGGGGCTTCGACGAGAAGCTGTCGGACGAAGCCATGACTGCGCTGGTCACCACCTGCGTAGGTGCGCCTCAGGCAGTGCTGGCCGCCTATCAGGCCGCCTACCAGCCGGCCCGCCTGGGAAACTGACCGGCGTCGCCCGCATCCTGTACGAGCAAGGGCCGTCAGAGGCTGACCTGGCGGCCTTCGGCATGACCAAGGCCGACATCCCCGATGAAGAGTACGAGGTCTGGCCAGACAACTGGCCGGCCTTCCTGCTGTTCGAGGCGATGTCCACGCAGTGGCGTGTGGGTATGGGCGGCGCCGTGGGCCTCGACTACAACGCCATCAAGCCGGTGGCCAGCATGATAGGCCTCAAGCGCGCAGAGCTGACGCAGGCTTTCCCCGACCTTCGGATGATGGAGGCGGAAGCGCTGCTGGTCATGAACGAGAGCAAGTGATCAGTGCGCCGAATGGTTGTTGGGCGCTCCCCTTGGATGGTGGTAGATTGCCGCTATCTATCGGAAGGGATTTCATATGTTCGTTTTAAGGCTAATCGTTCTAGCGTTTCTTGCATTCTACAGCTACTCCATGGGGCAGGAGCGCGGAGGCCTGAATGCGTTTGGTGAGTTCGTAGTATTCAGTGGGATCGTATTTATTCCGGCCCTGTATATGCTCCCTACGTTCGAGGCATGGCTGAGAAAACACCCGAACCTCACATCAATCGCACTGTTAAACCTTTTCCTCGGCTGGACGCTGCTGGGCTGGGTAGCGGCTATCGTGTGGGCCTTTAAGAAACAGGGGCCACAGGTTATGGCGAAAGCAGAGCCGGCTTACGCTCCGTTGTTCCCGCCGAAGGAATCGCGTCCGACCAAAGCCTGCCCTTATTGCGCAGAAGAGGTGCTGGTTGCGGCTGTGAAGTGCAAGCACTGCGGGAGCGAAATCCCCGCATCCTGATTAGAAAAATACAGATGACCCGCTTCGGCGGGTTTTTTTATGCCTGGGGAAAAAGATGACCTCCATTTCCGAGCTCGGTATCAAGGTCGATTCGACCGACGCGGTACAGGCTTCAACCGACCTCGATAAGCTGACTGCGGCCGGAGATCGCGCTGAAAAGTCAACGAACGCTCTGGGCGAAACCTCCGATCAGGCAAAGGCTCGCATCCTAGAGCTGGCTAAGGCTGCAGTCGCAGCTCGGGAATCTCAGCAGAATCTATCTAGCGTCGCCACCGGCTTATCTGAAGCCCAGCAAGGTCTGATCACTTCAACGAACGGGTCTGCGCAGGCCCAGGCACAGGCAGCGGCGGCTCAGCGCGCTACTGTGGTCACTACAGATCGACTCGCAGTATCAAGTGCAAAAGCTAACGCCGTAACTGTCACCCAACAAAACGAGCTTCAACAGCTTCTCGAGCAGATTGATCCAACGACCAAGGCGTTGAATCGCCTCGACGAACAAGAGCGAAAGCTCGCTCAACAGAAGAAGCTTGGGCTTGAGCCTGAGGTGTTCAGCGCTTACCAGGGGAAGATTCAGCAGACGAGAGAGTCGCTTACTCGATTTGATGACTCCCTGACGCGCACCGGAAATACCGCAAAACAAACAGCAGCCGCACTGCGTGGTGTGCCCGCCCAGTTCACGGATATTTTTGTATCGTTGCAGGGCGGACAAGCCCCGATGACTGTTCTGCTACAGCAGGGCGGCCAACTCAAAGATATGTTCGGGGGTATTGCTCCGGCCGCTAAGGCCTTGGGCGGCTACGTTCTTGGTCTGATAAACCCATTTACGCTGGCAGCCGCCGCTGTAGCCGCTCTGGGTCTTGCCTATTACAAGGGCAGCGAAGAGGCTGACTCCTACAACAAAGCGATAATTTTCACCGGAAACGCTGCCGGGACCAGCGCATCGCAACTGGCCGCTATGGCTCAGCAGGTCAGCTCGACGATCGGCACAACCGGCGCGGCCGCTGAGGTGCTCGCAAAACTGGCAGGTAACGGGAAGATTGCCAGCGGAAGTTTTGAGCAAATAACGGAAGCCGCGCTGCAAATGGAGCGGGCAACTGGCCGATCGATTGATGAGACCGTCACAGAGTTTGCCAAAATCGCGAAGGACCCAGTCGCCGCAGCCAAAGAGCTGAATGACCAATACCACTTTCTGACAGCGTCTGTGTACGCCCAGATCGTAGCCCTCAAGGAGCAGGGTGACACGGTAGGCGCGGCAAACCTGCTGACTGATACCTATGCGAGCACCATAGCCACCAGGGCTGGGCAGATCACCCAAAACCTCGGATTGATTGAGCGTGGCTGGAATTACATACGTGACGCTGCCAAGGAGGCGCTTGACGTACCGCTTTCGATTGGCCGAGAAAAAGGCCTTGCTGATCAACTTGCGGATGAGCGCGCCAAATTAGCGGATCTGGAAAAGAAATCCGGTGGTAACAGCATCGTTGCTAGCAGCGCGGCGGTTACCAAGGAGCGAGAGCAGCTCCAAGAGTCCATCCGCCTCAAAGAAATCTACATCGAGATCGAAAGGAGGCAGAACAAGTACGTCGGTGATCGCCAGAAGATCCAGGACAAGGGTATTGAAGCCGAGCAGGAGCTTGAGCGCATTCGTGTTGCGTCCTACAGCAACAAGCAGAAGCGCGACAAGGAAGAGGAAGCGTACCTTCGGAAAGTAGCCAACCTGCGCGAGGCGAATCCAAACAGCCCGCTACTTGATCAGAAGAACATTGATCGCGACCTGAAGAACATCCGCGACAAGTACAAGGACCCGAAGGGTGCGACCACCGCGGTCGACCTGTCCTCGTTCAACGACTCGAAAAACCAGCTCAATGCTGTGCTCAGCTACTACAAGAGCGCTGACAAGGAACTGGAGGCCGCGCAGAAGGCCGGGATCATCTCCCAGGAGAGCTACACGGCCCAGCGCGTGGCACTGCTCCAGCAGCAGGCGTCAGAGGTCAAGTCCTCGTATGAGGCTGAGATCTCGGCGCTTGAGGCTGCGAAGGGAAAGGCTGGAACATCGGCTGCCCAGCGCATCCAGCTGGACCAGAAGATCGCCGACGCCCGGGCCAACATGGTCAAGGCTCAGCAGGAGTCGGATAGCGAGCTATCAGTAATTGCGACCAATGAGCAGGGAAGGCTCAAGAAGCAGGAACTGGCCATCAAGTCATACACCGATGCGCTGGACCAGCAGAACGCTGCATTACAGCGGGCAGGGAGCAGGGCGGCACAAGGCGTGGGCCAGGGAGACCGTCAGAACGCCATCAACGGCGACCTGAACGGTATTTCAGATCGAGCCAACCAGCAGCGCCTGGATCTGGCCCGCGACAAGGCTGACGCATCGCGCAACATGAGCGCCGAGGAATACCAGGCCAAGCTGGAGGCGATCAACCGCAGCGAGCGTGACCTGACTCAGACCACGCTCAGCAACTATGAGCAGATGTCCGTGGCTCAAAGTGACTGGCGCAATGGGGCCACTTCGGCCTTCAGCAACTATCTGGACTCGGCTCGCGACGTAGCAGGACAAACCCGCAGCCTGTTCACCAACGCCTTCAGTTCCATGGAAGACGCGGTGGCCAGCTTCGCCACAAACGGTAAGTTCTCGTTTGCTGACTTTACCAAGTCGATCATCGCCGATATGGCGCGGATCGCTACTCGGCAGGCGGCGTCCGGATTGCTGTCGAGCCTGGCCGGTAGTGCGCTGGGCGCGTATTTCGGTGGCGGAGCGGCTGCTGGCTCCACCAGCTTCGGGTCTGACATTGGTGGTGCTATCACGGCAAACGCCAAGGGCGGCGTGTACGACTCGCCGAGCTTGTCCAGCTTCAGCAACCAGGTGCACGACAAACCCCAGATGTTCGCGTTCGCCAAGGGAGCGGGCATCTTCGCTGAAGCCGGGCCGGAGGCAATCATGCCGCTGACCAGGACGGCCGGTGGCGAGCTGGGTGTGCGCGCGCTCGGAGGTGGCGGTGGAGGCGGTGGCAACACCTACAACTTCCCCGTCTCGGTATCCGTGCAAACGGCAGGCGACGGCGGCAACGCAACGCAGGAAGACACCACTCAGCTGGGCAAGGGCATACAGCAGGCGGCTAAAACCGAGGCTGAAACTGCAATTGCCAAGGGGTTGCAGCCTGGTGGCTCAATCTGGCGCCTGATCAATGGGAGGTAACCATGGCGATTGAAACTTTCACCTGGGCCACCCAGCACGGGGAGGCGCCGACATTTGAATATAGGACCAGGGAATCACGCTTTGGCGGGGGCTATAAGCAAGTTGTCGGCGATGGTCCAAACAATAAAGAAGATGCATACCCGATAACCCACACCGGCACCACCTCGGCGGCAAAGGCCATGATGGCCTTCTTCGACCGCCACAAGGGCGCAAAGGCCTTTCTCTGGACTACACCGCTGGGGGAGTTGGGCTTATTCACATGCAAGAACCCAACTCCGACCCCTATGGGTGGGGGCGTATTCAAAGTGACGGCGACATTTGAGCGCGCCTTCCACCCGTAAAGGTCAATCCATGTCGCTGATCAATGCTATCCAGACTCTTGAGCCTGGTAACGAAGTCATGCTGTTCGAGTTGGACGGAAGCGATTACGGAGCCGATGTCCTGCGCTTCCACGGCCATGCGATCCCGCACACGCCTGCCGAACTGCTGGCCGCCGGCCCGAACGCTGACCAGCTGCCGGCCAAGTCGATCTGGTGGAAGGGCGAAGAGTACGGCGCCTGGCCCATGCAGTATGAGGGTAGTGAGGCGAACGGCGACGGCACGGCAGTACGGCCAAAACTGTCGGTTGGCAACGTCAACGGTCGAATCACCGCTCTATGCCTGGCCTTCGAGGATCTGCTCGAGTTCAAACTGACCATCCGCAACACCCTGGCCGAATTCCTCGACGCGGTGAACTTCGAAGGCGGCAACCCCGCGGCAGATCCCACTCAGGAATCGATTGAGGTCTGGTACGTCGACCAGAAGACCAACGAGGACGGCGAGTCGGTCAGCTGGGACTTGGCCAGCCCGGGCGACGTCGGCGGCGAAACGATTGGGCGGCAGATGACCACCCTGTGCCACTGGTGCCTCACCGGTGGCTACCGAGGTCCAAACTGTGGCTACACCGGCCCCTACGTCACAAAGGACGGGGTTGTCACGGATGACCCTGAGCTCGACGAATGCGACGGAACGCTTGGCAAGGGCTGCGACCCACGCTTCGGCGTAGGAAACCCCGCCTCGTTCGGTGGTTTCCCCGCTGTTTCCTTGATCGCCCGGAGCTGAATATGCGCAAACACATCATTGCGGCCATCCAGGCGCATGCAGAGGAGTGTTATCCCGCCGAGTCGTGCGGTCTGCTCCTCTCCATAGGCCGGGCGCAGAAGTTCTTCCCGTGCCGGAACATCGCCACGGAGCCGAACGAAGAGTTTCGGCTTGATCCAGAGGACTATGCCGCGGCGGAAGACCAGGGCCAGGTGATCGGCATCGTCCACTCGCATCCTGACGCTACCAGCAGGCCTTCGTCGCGGGATCTGGCCATGTGCGAGGCTACGGCGCTACCCTGGCACATTCTGAGCTGGCCCGAAGGAGACCTGAGGACGATCACGCCATCGGGCAGAACGCCGCTGCTCAAGCGCCCATTCGTCCATAGCGCCTGGGACTGCTGGCAGGTTTGCGCTGACTGGTACCAGCGTGAGTGGGGCCTTGAATTCGAGGCTTTCCAGCGCGTAGAGGGCTGGTGGGAGAGCGCAGAGAGCGTCAGCTTGTACGAGGCGAACTATGCCGCCGCCGGCTTCGAGCTGGTCGACAGCCCGCGGCGCGGCGACATGATCGTGATGGAGGTAGGCCGCACGGCTCACCCGAACCACGCCGGGATCTACCTGGGGTCTGATCCGGCGCTGCCAGGCGAAGAGTCTGGCGTATTTGGCTCTGGGCCTTTCGTCCTGCATCACCTGTATGGCCGCCCTTCCGAGGTGATTGTCTACGGAGGTCCGTGGCTTCAGCGAACCCGCTTAATTCTTCGACACAAGGAGGCCAGATGAGCGCCATCGTTTATTCGCCCATGACCACCATCAAGCTTTCCGGCTCGCTGGCCCAGAAGTTCGGCAGGCTGCACCAGCGTCAGGTTTCCTCTGGCGATACCTGGGAGGTTTTCCGGGCGCTGAAGGCAACCATTGACGGATTCGAGGCCGAGATCCAGCGACTCGACCGGCTCGGCCTGCGATTCGCCATCTTCCGCAATCGGAAGAACGCCGGGACTAACCAGTTCGGCATGGGCGGCACCAAGGAAGTCAGGATTGTTCCAGTGGTAGAGGGCGCGAAGCGCGCAGGACTGCTGCAAACAGTGCTCGGCGTTATCCTGATCGCCATGAGCACTATCACCAACGGTGCAACTCTGGCGCCTGGTATCGCCCTCACTGCCGGCGGCGTGATCCAGATGCTCAGCCCACAGGCCGCCGGCCTCAAGCAGAGCGCATCCCCAGAAAACATGCCCAGCTACGCATTCGGCAGCGCAAAGAACACCACGGCCAGCGGCAACCCTGTCCCTATCTGCATCGGGGAGCGCCGGTGGGGCGGGGCGATTATCTCGGCATCGATCTACGCCGAAGACAAGACATAACCACGACGCATCGAGCAAGCCGCCCAAGAGGCGGTTTTTTATTGCCTGGAGGAAAGCATGGGCGCAGCACAGAAGCTGGACATTCACGGCGCAAAAGGCGGCGAGAGCAAGCCGAAGTCGCCAGTAGAGGCGCCTGACAGCCTGCGCTCCACAAACGTGGCCAAGATCCTGATCGCCGTGGGCGAGGGCGAATTTGACGGCACGCCCAGCGCGCGCGACATCTTCCTCGACAATACGCCTATCCAGGATGCCAGCGGCAACTTCAACTTCACTAACGTGAAGTGGGACTGGCGCCCAGGCTCGGTTGATCAGACCTACATTCCAGGTATCCCGTCTGTAGACAACGAAACCTCACTGAATATCGAACTGCGTAGCGGGGCGCCGTGGGTTCAGTCGCTGACAAATCTTCAGCTTTCGGCAGCACGTATCCGCCTGGCCACGCCGCGACTGGCTAGCCAGGACGCCGAAAATAACATCAACGGTTACCGTATCGAGTATGCGGTCGACGTGGCCACCGATGGCGGTGCATATCAGCAGGTTCTGCTGGGTGCCATGGACGGCAAGACCACCACCCGCTACGAGCGGTCTCTGCGCATTGATCTGCCACCGGCTGCCAGCGGCTGGCTGATCCGCGTTCGCCGCCTCACGCCAAACTCTCAGAACACCGACAAAGTCGCGGACAGCCTATTCATCGCCGGCTACACCCAGGTTATCGACGCAAAGCTGCGCTATCCGAACACTGCATTGCTGTTCGTTGAATTCGACGCTGAGCAATTCACCAATATCCCGGCCGTGACCGTGAAGTGCAAAGCCCGCCGCTGGCAGGTGCCGAGCAACTACGACCCCGTGGCCCGCACGTACTCTGGCGCCTGGGACGGCACCATGAAAGAGGCCTGGACCAATAACCCGGCTTGGGTCACCTACGGCATCTGCACCCAGGATCGTTTCGGGCTGGGTCGCCGAATCAAGCCGTGGATGGTGGACAAGTGGGAGCTATACCGCATCTCACAATATTGCGATCAGATGGTGTCCGATGGTGCCGGTGGCGTTGAGCCGCGCTTCCTGTGCGACATGAATCTGCAGGGCAAGGCCGATGCATGGTCATTGCTGCGCGACATCGCCGGCATCTATCGCGGCATGACGTACTGGGCTCAGGGCCAACTGGTGATGCAGGCTGACATGCCTCGGGCACAGGACATGGACTACGTCTTCACACGGTCGAATGTCATCGACGGCAAGATCTCCTATGGCAGCGCATCGGCGAAGACTCGCTTTACGCGCTGCCTTGTCAGCTACGACAACCCGCTGAACAACTACGACACCGATGTCACGGTCTATTCCGATTTGCCGCTGCAGCGCCGCCTGGGCGACAAGCCGACGGAGATCAGTGCCATCGGCTGCACTCGGGCATCTGAGGCCCAGCGCCGCGCTAAGTGGCTGGTGCTGAGCAACAACCAGGACCGCACCATCAGCTTCAGGACCGGCATGGAAGGCCGTATTCCGCTGCCTGGGTTCATTATCCCCGTGGCCGACTCGCTGTTGGCGGGCCGGGAGATAGGCGGGCGCATTGCAGCCGCGGCGGGGAAGGTCGTCACCTTGGACCGCGATACCCTGGCCAAGGCCGGCGACCGACTGGTGATCAACCTTCCGGGCGGGCGGGCAGAAGGGCGCACCGTAGAAAGCGTGAGCGGCCGCAATGTAACCGTGACCGTCGCCTACAGCGAGCCACCCGCAGCCCAGCTTCAGTGGGCAATCGACGCTGACGACCTGGCAATTCCTCTATATAGGGTGATGAGAACCGCACGGACGCCTGAGGGTGATTACGACATCAGCGCCTTGCAGTATGAGCCAAGCAAGTTCCCTAGCATCGATACCGGTGCGCGCCTAGAAGAGCGCCCGGTTAGCGTGATCCCGATCACAGTAGTACCGGCACCGGCAAGCGTCACTATCACATCGAACGTATCGATAGACCAAGGCCTAGCCATCAGCACCATGAACATCTCGTGGCCCGCCGTTGCTGGCGCGGTCGCGTATGACGTGGAGTGGCGCAAGGACAGCGGCAACTGGATCAAACTGCAGCGTACTGGCTCAACGAGCGTCGACGTCACTGGCATTTACTCGGGCGCCTATCTGGCCCGGGTGCGGTCGGTGAGCGCCTTCGAGATCTCTTCGATTTGGAAGAGCTCAAACCTTACCAACTTGGAGGGGAAGGTCGGTATGCCGCCGGCGGTGGCGTTTCTGACTACCACCAGCCTGATCTACGGTATCGGCATCCAGTGGGGGTTTCCACCAGGTGCAGAGGACACCCAGCGGACGGAGGTCTGGTATAGCGAGTCGCCGGACCTGACGACGGCGATCAAGTTGAGCGACTTCAGCTACCCGCAAGCGTCTCATGAGATGTACATCCCCGTGGCCGGGGCGTCGTTCTTCTTCTGGGCTCGGCTAGTTGACCGCACCGGCAATATTGGACCGTTCTACCCGGTACCCGGCGCAGTAAACGGCGCATCAAGTTCCGTCCAAAGCGAATACGAGAAACACTTCGAAGGGATGATCAGCAAAGGTTCGCTGTACCAGAGCCTGCGCGAAGAGATCGAGCTGATCTCTGGCGATGGGCCTGGGTCCGTCAATGATCGGCTGACGGAGGCCAAGGCAGAGCTGGAGGGGCTGCTGGGACAGATCACCGGGGCAGAACCGTACAACCCGGATGAGCCCTACACCGCTGGCGCATTCACGCAAAAGGATGGGCGCTTGTACCAGGCGACTGGCCCGGTACCGGCCGGCGAAGCGCCGCCAAACCCGCTGTACTGGAAGGACATCGGCACGATCCTGCAAACCACCAACGCGCTGGCCCAGCAGGTTCAACTGGTCACCAGCATGATTGAGGAGATCGAGGGCCAGGTGGTGGCCACTGCGACATCGGTTGAGGCATTGCGCTCGGCCGCCCGTGGCGATGATGGTGCGGGCGACCTGGCGGACGCGGTGAAAGGCTGGCAATCGACAGCGGACTTCGGGGTTGAGAAGCGCACGCGGGCCTCGGAAAACGATGCAATGGCGCGGCAACTCACCACGATGGAGGCGCGGGTGGGGGCGAACCAGTCCGGGCTGACCGTGCTGGAGCAGGTGGTGGCCACCAACAAGCAGACGGCAGCCACCCAACTGACGCAGCTCAAAAGCGACTTGGAGTTGACCGAAGGGAAGGTCGCTGGGAATGCGCAGGCAATCACCGGCCTCGACACCAAGGTCACCAACCTCGACGGTAAGGTCTCGTCTCAAGCGTCCAGCAATGAGGCGCTGCGGGCTTCGGTGCGCGGCGATGATGGTTCTGGCGATCTTGCCGGCGCGATCAAGGCATGGGAGTCCACGGCCAGCTTTGAGGTTGAGAAGAAGGTTCAGGCCTCTGCCAATGAAGCGTTAGCCCGGACGACAGAAACCTTGCAATCGAGCATCGGGCACACCAACGCTTCGGTACAGCAGGTGAGCGAAACGCTGGTTGGTCTCGACGGCAGGGTTTCGGCGTCTGTCACTCTCAAAGCTCAAACTATTGTGGACGGCCGCAGGGTCACCACGGGCATGGCTTTTGGTTCGAACGGAGAGCAGTCGGAGTTCCTGATTTACGCGCAGCGGTTTGCCATCGTGAACGAGATAGACGGAACGGTAATCCCAATGTTCGTTGTGGAAAACAACCAAGTGGTTTTCAACACCGCAATCATCAGCAAGGCGTTTGTTCAGGAGATCATCTTGGGCATGACGCTGCGCTCGCCTACGGTTGATTCGAAGGGCCGGCCACTGCTGGAAATCAACATACCAGCCGGTACGTTTACCGTTCGCAGCCCAGGTGCTGGAGGCTCATCTCTTATCAATAACGACGGTCTTTCTGTTTTCGACCTCAATGAGGTTCTCAGGTTGATGGCGGGGAGGCTTTCCTAATGAGTTTCGGCATGAGGATATGGGGGGCGGCCGGGGCCCTCGAGTTTGACACCAGTACTTCTACTTATCGGATTGTTCTTTCTGTTTTGGTTTCTTTTGCTGGAGAAGGACAAAACACTAAAACATTTCA